TTAATGATGATTCTGAAATGACGTCAACTACAGGTGCCGCTGGTGTGTCAATAATGTTAGGATCATTTAATCCAGTGTTTTCAGCTGGTACGAAGTCACTTAACGCATTATCTGTATAAATTGTTGCGTTGTATTCGAATGCTGTTATTTTAGCATACAAAGTGTAATCAGCATCTTGTAATTCTTGTACTTGTGAAACTCTAAACAGTTTATCAGTCCAACCATAGTCAGCTAATGTGATTCTGATCACATCTCCTGCTTGAATCTGTATGCCTGAATAATCTGTCTGAAAACTAACGACTAAATCTTCACGCGACTGTAATAGTTTACGTACACCTAAATAAGCCGCTTGAATGTAGTTGTTTACTTGAGGGAATTCAACATCAAGTTTATTGTCTGGTTCGTTAGGACTCAATAATTCTGGCGCATACCAATCAGTGCCAGGCTCAGTAAAATCAAAGAGTTGGAAGTCTGTCTGATCTCTAATATCTTTGTTTGGATAAGAGACTTGCATACTGTTGTATGACGCATTAAGATCGATTGGATTGACTTGTATTCCGCCGACTAAGTTAGAACTAGTGTCATTGTATTCGCTTGTTACATGATATAAATCTGCTTCTAAGCCATCAAACGGCTTATTAATGACGATTCTCCACTTATCTTCAATATCACTGTATTGTAGCCACGAATCACAAGCATCAGCTATTTCTTGTAAATTAGTTAAGCAGTTGTTTGCTAAGTTAACGGGTCCATTGACTCTATAACGCGCCTGAGTCGCTGCCACTCCGTTTACATCAGTGTATGTGATAAGTTCATCAGAATAAGTATTTAAAGCTGTTAGGGACGCTGTATCGATGTTGTCGAGGGGTACAGCACAACCATATACGGTGTTTTGTAAGTAATCTAAGAATACATCTCCTGGCTTAACGATTGAGTTTGTTAACTCAACATCTATTGTACCTAATCCTACAGTATCAGCATCAGCATTGTACTCAACTTTAGCGATAAAGAAACAAGTGTTAGTCATTGCCGCACTTTGCCCATTTGACGTATAAAGTGCGCTATCCCATCTTAAATTTGCAGGTATCTGAGCATCAGACAGTATCTGAATCGCAGTTTGTCCACCTGTGTTTGTACCAGAAGAACTTCCATTAGGGAATTTGTAAATCTGGATCTTCCCAGACATCTTACTATCGATTTGACCAGCATTGTTAGTCATACTCGTTACATTTGATGATGTACTACCAATACCGTTTATTTTATTGCCATTCCAGTACATATCGCCGAATGTATAACTACCACTTGCAGATACTTCAGACAATGAACACACATACCACATTGTTTTTTGATCTATTGATATTTTTGCGTCTGTTATAACTGGACTGACGTATGCTGTACCATAAACGAGGGGTAAGATGTTATCAGTCGCTGGTGGTAACTGTACTCTTGCTCCAGCATCGTTTTGACCCATGCCGCTCATAGCACGATTAGTCAGAAGTTTGCTTATACCAAAAACCAGTACTGCTTTGACTGCGAAGGCCGCTATCGTTGGTCCAGCTAGCCAAGCGACAAATGTTACAATTGCGGCGATTACCTGTGGCATTCTATTCTCCCCTTAACCAGCATTTTTCGTCCATTGTATAGCCGAACTTGCTAAAATCTGTGTCAAATAATGGTTCAGATGCTGTCAATACGCCATAGCGTATGCGACCTTCTTCCATGTACTCGTCTGTTTTGTCTTCGTATGCTTTCATTAACTTATAGCCTGATGTTTTTCTAAATCCTTCTTCAACCCATAGAACTATTTGCGTCATAATTAAAATATGAGGGGCAAAGAAATGAGGAGTGATTATTCCTGCGGCCATTCCATGCAGTTTCTTTGTTTCTTTGTTTTCAACAACTAATATTGTGCCTGCTCCTGCTAAAATCGTTGAAAAAATCTTATTTAAATGATCATGGTCTAACTTTTCAAAGTTATAACGCATAATATGTTCGCTAGATGCAAGTTTTTCTATTAATTCAATAAAATAAGGTAAATCGTATTTGTTGGCCTCTCTTATTATCATGCGCTTTGACGACCTGGACCTTCACGACCAGGACCACGACCAGGACCAACACCACCACCAGATGTACCCATAGTAACTTTCTTACCGAAGTCAAATGCTTGTGTAGCGATTGAGTAAACGTTTACCATTGAACTATCTGTTGGATTAAAGAATTCCCAACTACTTTTGTTTGTTCTTCTACCTGCATTTCTATTTGCGAGTACTGATTTATAATTACTTGCGTTAACAGATACAGTAAACATATCGTCAAGTCCTTGACGATCTTCTGAGACATTGTAACTTGTAATAATACCAGTAAAGCGTTTTGCTGTGCTTGTAAGAGCACCAGCATCATCGAAGAAACCACGAGTAATTTCTAATTTACTACCACGAATTTTAGTTCCTAAAACAATAGCAATGTTTGTTCCGTCAATTCCACTCAATACGACTGTAGTATCAGCACTTGTAACACGAAGGTCTTTTTGTTGTGAACCAACACCAAGTAATCCACCAATAGCAGAATAATTTTGACCATCTATTTCAAAATCTCTGTATGCTGACGATGCAGTTATAATTGTTGTATCGGTTGGGTCTGTGAAGTCGTTGTAAATTGTTACTTTTACAAACTCCGCAGTATTAATCTGTGGAGGACTACCTGCTACTGCTGGGATATTATCCATTAACTTGTTCCTATGTATTCATATAACTGAAAAGGGTCTGACCATTCAATCAATGCATTGCCGACTATAGTGCCGCCTACTGATCTTTGTGCGCCACCAACTATTAATTTGTATACTGGCATGTTCGGACAAAATAGTCTAAAGATACAGTTGTTTCCTGCAAGTATATTTAATCCCTCCCATGGTGGTGGATCCAAATTACTAGGGTTTGAAAGTATGTTTGGTCTGTGTGTAGTAACAGTTACTGTCGCTCCTACACCTCTAGTAACTTGTGTAGTCGAAGTAAATGGATAAGGATATCCTGCTATCTGAATCAGATCATTAGGCTCAAACAATACTCTGGATGCTACAACTGCTGGAAGGCCGCCTAATACTAGCTGATTCGTTACAAAACTCGTAACTGTCAATGCATTAAGTTGTGATAATGCCAAGGTTCCTTGATATCTATAAATCCAATTGAGACATGCGTTGTTTGAGAATGTAACATCTTCGTATCCAGTACGATCTAGTGTGTCAACTGATTCCATTAATGTTCTTGCATTATTATACTGAAATGAGGTAGGCATATCTAGTTCCATTGTCCATGGATTCTTTGTAGGTGTAGTAGATACACGAGGTATCTGATTTCGTGTAATTTGCATACCAACAACTTTTCTACGATTGATTGTCATGCCGTTGCAGTTATCTATAATTGTTTGTATGGCAGCCATTGCTTATACTCCGTAAGATGTTTCTTTTCTTGCATATTCAACTGTGCCCAGTAATGCTTGACGATTCTCTGCGAATACTTGTTGAACAGATTTAGAATCTAATGCATTGATATTGTTTGTTATGTAATTGTTTGTTACAGGTGCTGATTGAGCCGCTCGTTGGCTTCCGCCACTTTGTCCTTGATCTAACTTATGATTAGGTATAATCTTTCCTGCGCCTTGAGGAACAAATAACTCAGGGCCTTTCTCGCCGATAATGTATGGATGACCACCTTTCACTGGCCCTCCTGTTGCCATGCCTGGGATAGGAATGCCCATAGCAGTTAATCCAGCAGTAATAGCTTTAAAGACATATGCTTTGATAATCATTTTTGCTAAGTCTTTTAGAATGCTCTTTGCTAAGTCACCAAATGATGCTTTACCATTGTCTACCATATCATCAATAGCTGAACCGATGTGTCCCCAAGTCATTGTGATAGCATCTGATGCCATTTGAAAAGGCTCCATACTAGCTTTGATTTGCTCAAATGCTGATACCGCACCTGCTACACCAGAGTTTTCTAATTGTTTTTGAATGGCGGCTTCAGTCATCATAGCATCTATTTTTGCTTGACTTAATAAAGCACTGTCCTTAATTTTCTGTTGAATAGAATCAATCTCAGCCTTATCATTAGCGGCTTGGGCAGTTTTAAGTTGCTCTTGTAATGCTATTGTAGTTTGCGCACTTTCTAATCTTAATGCTTTTATAACAACAAGTTGGTCATATTCTTCTTGGCTCATTTCGCCAGTCAAAACTTTAAGGCTTTCCACTTGTTTGAAATTAGCTAGTCCAAGAATGACTGCTCTTTGAACACTAGCTAGTTGTTTTCTCTGTTCTTCAGTAACTGCTTTTTCTGTTTGAAGTCTATCAAATACTGCTTTGTTTAATTCTTTTGATACTTCCATATTAGCTTTAATAGCATCTTGTTGGGCTTTATAAAGTACTACTTGTTCAGCAGATGTAGATGTCTTCTTTTCAATTTCTTGGTTGATCAAAGCCTCTATGGCTGCTATTTCTGATTTTGCTGTGGCTTCTGCTGTTAAATTAGCTTTCTGAAGATTTGCGTAATTAGTTTCTACGCCAATTAAATCAATAGATAACTGCAACGCGGCTTTAGCTTTTGCTAAATTTACATTAGAAGTTTCAATACGATCTTTCGCCATTTGTAGGGCAAGGGCGTCTGTGCCTGCTTGAATCTCTTTTTGTTTTGTTATTGCTTTTTGTGCTTCAACATCACCGTCGGTTTCTTTATTTAATTCTTTTGCTGAATCCGCCGCCCCATTCATGGCCTTATCTAAGCCAATAACTGCCGCTGTCGCGGCCAAAGCCGCCGCCGCAAGTACTGGGATTCCAACCCCTGTAAAGGCTAATAAGGCTGCCTGTGCTACAGCCGCGGCTCTTGTTGCTATGCTTAATAATTTAAATGCTTGAGCCATTTTTATTATGTTTGCAACAAGGGCGGCGGCTCCTACAGCGGCAACTAGGCCGCCTAATACTTTTATAGTTGTTTGTGTCCCTTTTGCTTTTAGATCAAAGTCTGCTAGGGCTTGAATGACAGGTTCAAATACTCTTAACGAAATAATTTGTAATTGTCTGAATGCTCGTTCTAAACTATCTGCCGCGGCTGCACCCACTTCTAGTAAACGTGCGGCTTCTTTTGATTCTTTACCGTTCTTCTTAAGTTCTTCTTGGAATGTTGAAAAGTTTAAATCTCTGGCTGACTTACCAAACAATTTCATAGACGTAGCAGTTTGTTCTGCGCCGGCGGCCATCTCTGCCAGGCCATCTACTGCTTTATTAAATAAGTCTTGATCTGATAAAGTTGCTAAGTCATCTAATGTTATACCTACTTTAGCAAAGTCGTCTTGCATGTCTTGCGAACCCTTCGCAGCCATGTCTTGTGCTAATGCAAATTTACCTAAAAACTTAGCGGCATCGTCAAATGCAATACCTGATTGTTCTGCGGCTAATCCTATTTGATAGAATTGGTCAACTGCAATTCCTAAACCGTTAGCTGAATCAACAACTGCATCTGCCATTCTAAATGCAGATACGCCGATAGCGGCAAAAGCCGCGCCTGCGACTGCGCCGAATGCAAGTATTGATTTACCTGCTTTGTTTAATCCACCTTCTAAAGATCCAATATCTTTGGAAAGACCTTTTACTTTCTGGTCTCCGGTAACATCAACCTTAATCTTATATAAGTCTACTGTTGCCATTAGATTACTACTCCTGTTTGTTTATAAACATAGGCCCTAATGAATTCAATCGTAGGTTCTGACATTCCTTTAGGAGCTTGATTACTATGCCCTTCTTCTAGTTTAGTAGCATAGGGATAATCAGCAACAATTTCGTTCCCTTGAAGTTTAGTATTGCGTCTTGCATTACCTCTATTAGTGGGGGTAACCGAAACAAATTTGGCGTATCCGACTTTGGCTAACTTGTTGTCATTCAAAGTTTGTAGTACCACATTTAATTGTTTCGATATATTACTCATGTTTTATACCATTGCCAGTAATTCTGTGTCAGTTAAAGCAAACACGGATGGATCAACAAGACCCTTAGATTTAGATTGTTCATATCTGTCAAATGTAGCAAGTACATCAGTAATCATCAAGTCGTAAGTGGTTGCCTTTTTTGCAACTTCACTAGGAAGCATGCCGTACCGTTCAGCCATGCGACCTATAGTTATCATTTTGTTCGTTTGCCAGCTTTTCGGGTTGATGTCTTGCTTTGTGACTTTCCCAAGATTTCACCTAAACTATTGATTACGGCCGCCGCAATATCTATTGGTAAATCTTCGTCCTCTTTAATAGCCGGTTGTCCGTCTTTGTCTAAAATCATTTGAATCATTAATTTGCCTAAGCTATCATATTCACCCGATTGTCTTGCATTAAAGAAATCGAAATATGTAGACATGCCTACAATATCATATGTGTGAAAAGTAATGACTTCTCCATACTTTTCTACTAGGTCTTTTTCGTCTAATTTGATTTCAATAAGTTTGGGTTTTTGTGCGTATTCTGTAATATTCATTTGTTACTCTCCTGAGTGATTTGTTAATACTGTATTTAGTCTTTGCCACAGAGGCTTTCTAGTAGCTGGTTTAACAGTGCTAGTCTAAATTGTTGTTTTGCTTTAAGTTGCCTGATAGTAGATTGTATATTATCGAGCATTGGCATCATCTTCGCTTCGTCGGCGATTAGTGATCTGAGTTTTTCATCGTCTGATTTCAACCAGACGCTATTCGAATCGTTCATTTGTTCTCCGTGAGTAATTTATTAAAAAGCAGAGACACTATTCCTAGTGCCTCTACGTTCTGTCTTCCAGCTAGGTTGAAACGTTAATTAAACGTTTTCGCCTGTTGTAAACGATCCTGTAACTGCGATAGCTAATGGTGAAATCCACACTGGGGCGTCAGGGGTTACAGTCGGGGATACATCAGTGATATATCCTGTTCCTTGATACCAAAATGAGCCGGCTGTGTCGATAGGTCCGTTAAGACTTACGACAAATTGGACAGCAACTTTATTACTCGCTACTCCATTCACACCGTATTCAGGTGCACTTGGTCCAGTTCCATTAGATCCGAAAAACTTAGTGCCGTCAATAACCATGTTTGTTGCAACAGAGTTGTCTGCGGGTGTTGTAAGTTTATTCATATCCGTGTTACAAAAATCAACCCAAGAATAAATTCCTGTGCTGTTATTGATCGTTATGTCACTCAAACATGTTACATCTAACGGTGCCACGAGGGGTACCAAGTTAGTGTAAGTGGTAAGATCAGTACTCAAATATATATGAGGCTGACTACCAGTTGTGTTTACTTCTATTCGTGCCATGATTGTTCTCCTTTAAGATATGTAGGCATTATTAAATTCAAGTCTTGTTAAATTAAATGTATAGGTATGTATTTCGCTTCTGTTACCAATAGTGATACTTCTACTAAATTCCACTGATGTATAACCATCAAAGAAATTAAGATTACCAGCTAAGTTATTAATTGCGGCCTGTATCGTACTCGATTGTGGGTCGTTCTGAAATGATATGTACATAATGTTAAAAACATCAATCGCATCATACATAGTACCACACTGTTGTACTGCTAATGTATTCACAGTACGAGTATTGTCAGTCACATCACCAACGTACAATCCGTATGCTACAGTATCATCTTCTGCTGGATAAACACTAGACACTTCTATGATTGGTGTCTGTAGTCTCGCAACGTCCATAAGATATGCAACAACATCTGCTTTGTTGACTAGTGGTAATGCCATTTAGAACCATCTCCTGTTATTGTTGAAATAGTCTGGATCAGATGTCCAGTTTTCTTCCAACTTAGTCGTTGGTCCGTCAGGTCTATTCTGACTCAGATCGTAAAAATTCATTAACTGTAGTGCTTTCTGCCATTCAGCTTCATATCTTTCTAAAGCGTGACCATAATTAGCGGCATCAACAGAATTGACGTTGCTAGTATCAGACACAATACTTTCATAGAAAACTTTCGTCGCCATAAAAGTATCTAATCTGATTAATGTTTGATCACTCTTAATTAGAAGAGATGGATTGAATGCAGAAACGATTGCACCACCGGGTAAATTAGCGTAATATGTCGCACCAGTTACAGTATCACAATACGTGGGCCACCAACC